TTTATGGTAATCTCAAAGCACAAGAGACGATTAAGTTCTGGAGCACATCATTCTTACGTGGAACAACTCTTGACAATGCAATCGTTATTGTTGATGAATATCAGAACCTAAACTTCCACGAACTTGACAGTATTATCACTCGTGTTGGTGAGAATACTAGAATTTGTTTCTGCGGAGACTCTCGTCAGTCTGACTTAAATAAAACTAACGAACGTAATGGTATCGTTGATTTTATGAATGTATTGCGTAAAATGAATTCTTTTGATATAATTGAATTTGGAGTGGATGATATTGTTCGCTCTGGACTTGTCAAAGAGTATATCTTAGCTAAAATGGAGGCAGGGTTTTGATGGAAATATTCAGTGATTATGATTTGGGTTCCAAACTCAACTTTCATTATCAGAATGCTAAACCATTCCCAAACATAATCATTGACGACTTCATCAATCCAGTTGTTGCCATACAGTGCTTCAGTGAACTGAAGAATACTAACTTCTGGGTGACAGAAGATGGCAACAATCCATATATGACTGATAATCAAGTCAATAAATGGTTCACACCTTGGGATGATGAGAGCGTAGAGCAATTAAGGTATGAGACTCCAACTGTTTCTACCGTTCTACGTTACTTCAATTCTCCAATATTTCTTCAGTTTCTAAAAGACTTAACGGGAATTCCAAATTTAATTCCAGATCCACATTTGTGGGGTGGTGGATGTCATAAAATTGATAATGGTGGTAGACTCAATCTACACGTTGATTATAATATCAATCCACTTACTGAAAAGTTTAGGGTGCTGAATATGCTACTCTATCTCAATCCCAATTGGGAAGATGAGTGGCGTGGTCATCTTGAACTCTGGAATAAAAAGGAAAAGAGAAGGGAGCATATGGTTGCTCCCATTATGAATAGAGCAGTCATTTTTACATTATCTGATGATTCGGTTCATGGACATCCATCTCCATTGAATTGTCCTGAAGGTTTTGAAAGATACTCAATAGCAATGTATTACTTCGTAGATGAACCAAACCAAGAATATTATGAGCGAACTTACGTCCACTGGCATAACGAACTTCAATCACATTGATATTGAACTTCCAAAACTGAGTAGGGAAACTATTGATGGTGTCCGATATTACTCAGTGCCTGATGAAGAAGAACTACTGAAATTAGTTTCAATCACATCAGTCACAAGTCATTTTAACAAAGATATCTTTGTGAAGTGGCGCAAAAGAGTTGGTGATGAAGAAGCAGATCGTATCACGAAGCGTGCTACAAAACGTGGCACTGATATGCATACTCTGGTTGAACATTACATGAAGAATGAAGAACTTCCTGAAGTTCCTCCTATTTCTGACTTTCTGTTTAAGATTTCTAAAGCAAATCTGAAACGTATAAATAATATTTACGCCCTTGAAGGTTCCCTGTATAGTAAACAACTCGGTATTGCAGGGACAGTTGATTGTATCGCTGAATATGACGGCGAGTTAGCAATAATTGACTTCAAAACATCCGCCAAACCCAAACCACGGGGTTGGATTGAACACTATTTTGTTCAGTGTATGGCATATGGTTGTATGCTATACGAACTGACTGGCATCTCAGTCAAAAAACTTGTAATCATCATGGCTTGTGAAAATGGAGAATGCGTCGTCTATGAAGAACGAGACAAATCAAAGTACATCAAACTTCTTACCGAGTACATTGGAAAGTTTGTTAGAGATAAACTGGAGGAATATGGAACCAAATAAGGAACTAGAAAAAGTCATAGAGAGCAAATTCTTGACTCCCTCCAAGTTTGCCTTGGAGATTGAAAAGATTGTCGCGGAAGAACAGATCAATTACATTGACGCCATTTGTCACTATTGCGAAATCAACGGTCTTGAGGTAGACTCTGTAACGAAGCTCATTTCTAAACCATTGAAAGAGCGTTTGAAGTGGGACGCCATCCGCCTTAACTTCATGAAGAAAACATCGCGAGCAAAACTTCCTCTATGACCGTGACGCCCTTTGAAACTTATAAACATTATTTGTCACTAAAAAATCATTTCACAAACCCAAAGTACGACTTCTTTCGCTATGGTGCCAAATCACGGGCATCCATAGCGTCTTTTAATAAGAGGAAAGATAAGTATTGGTTTGAGAAAACGTCCCGTAAGTATGACGACAGTGAAGTCGTTGACTTTCTTGTATCTAACTTTTCTGCTGCTGACAACCCACAGAACCTATGGATTGGAGAAATTATAAATTCTGGAGAAAGGACATACGCCGAGTGGATGAAACGACGGCAGAGTTCAACCTACTTGTTCAAAGAACAAAGCAACGAATTACTCTCGGAGAACGGATTGGAGAGTCTATTCGACTGCTCCAAAGGGCATCCAAAAATTCTCAAGGAGTATCTAAGCGGGAGATTGTCGCTAGAAAACTTCGTGATCTACGAAAAAATCTTCCATTTTCGTGAAGACTTTGACAAGAAACTTACTGACCCAGTGTGGGAAACCGTCAGTTTAAAAATCAAAAAATATGCACCCTTCATAAATATTGATGTGTTCAACTACAAGAAGTTATTAAGGGATATAGTAAATGAGTGATTTTTTTGAGTCTGATATTATCAAAAACGAATTGGAACAAATTAATGATCTGCAAGAGCAGATCTATACAAATGCAATGTCTTTTGGTACTATGACTCGTGATGACAAAATTGAACACATTGAAATGTTACAGAGCTTGCTAGAAAAGCAGCAAGTGATGTATACTAGAGTTTCTCTTTCGGACGATCCCAAAGCGATTGAAATGAAAGAGAACTTGCAGAAGTCTGTTCTGATGATGGGGTTCCCTCCATCCACAGACATTAAGACTTTATTTGATAGCATGACAAAGACCATTGAATCGCTCAAAGACTACATTGACACCTGAGCAAAATTTCGTTATACTATCCAAGTAAATCTCCCAAATCCAAACAAATCCGAGGTAATCCGAATGTCTTTCGCTGATCTTAAGAAGCAATCCAAACTGGGTTCTCTGACCGCCAAACTGGTCAAAGAAGTTGACAAGATGAACAAAGCAGGTAGTTCTGGAGACGATCGTCTCTGGAAACTTGAGTGTGATAAGAGCGGCAACGGTTATGCTGTTATCCGTTTCCTTCCTGCTCCCAATGGAGAAGATCTGCCCTTCGTCAAACTGTACTCTCACGCCTTTCAGGGTCCTGGTGGTTGGTACATTGAAAACTCTCTGACCACTCTGGGTCAGAAGGATCCTGTGTCCGAATACAACACGATGCTGTGGAACAACGGCACCGATGCAGGTAAGGAACTGGCACGTAAGCAGAAGCGTAAACTGACTTACATGGCAAACATCTACGTTGTCAAGGATCCTGCCAACCCTGCTAATGAAGGTGGTGTATTCCTGTATAAGTTCGGTAAGAAGATCTTTGACAAACTCACTGCTGCCATGCAACCTGAGTTTGAAGATGAGGAAGCAATTGATCCCTTTGACTTCTGGCAAGGTGCCAACTTCAAACTGAAGGCAAAGAACGTTGCTGGTTATCGCAACTATGACTCCTCTGAGTTTGCTGCACAGTCTGCTCTGCTGGACGATGATGATGCTATGGAAGCAATCTGGAAGAAAGAATACTCCCTGGCAGAACTCGTCGCTGCAGACCAGTTCAAGGACTATGACACTCTGAAGAAGCGTCTTGATTATGTTCTGGGTAACAAGGGAACCCCTGGTTTCCAAGACCAAGAGACCGTTCAAGAGGAAGAAGAGTTCCGCGCTGCTAACCGTGGTGAAACTACAACCACCACAACTGATGCTGGATTCAACGATCCTGACATCACTCTGTCGTCAAACAAAACTGAAGATGACGACGATGCTCTGTCATACTTCGCCAAACTGGCAGAAGACTGATACAGAGAAGGGGGTCAAACGACCCCCTTTTTTATTCTGCAGAAGTGTTTCTAGTATTTCTGGTTGCTGCTACGTTACTACTAATATATTCAGAAGAGCGACCATATTTCATTTCATTTCTCATATCTTCAAGGAACATACCAAGATACTCTGGTTTGAGCACAAAAATCTGTCTCTTCCTATCATTCTCTCTCACTTCATATTCATAATTACTAACAGATGCAACGGGATTTAAAGTTGCTGTATCTGTTCCAGGTTTAGGAATAGTAAACCCAGAGTCTACAATCTTTCCTTTTGGTAAAACAAGTCTTCCTGAAGAATCTTTCACCTCTGTAGTTTCATGGAAGCGAACATCATTTAACTTCGTCCCATACTTTTTTTCAGCATAGTCATAAAGTTCTTTATCAGATAAAGGCCATTGATCTCTTACATTGATAATGTTCGCAGTCATCATGACAACCCAATCAAGACCGGGATCACCATAAAGATAATCTGCGATAGTATCTGGTCTTTCTCCAGGAGAAATCTGATATTTGTTGAATAAAGTTACTACGTTCTGAAGGTCATCACGTAACTTGGTTCTTCTGAAAATGTTTTTGACCAGAACATAATCATTAGAAGAATTTCTATCTTTTGATTGAGACTGATAGAATATGTTTGGTAATTCTCTGAAATAACTCATTAGAATCCTACCCCCTCGTCGTATGGAAGAACATCATAATCATCTTTGTAAACTGGATTGAGTTCTTTGAATAACAGTTCTAATCTAATGTGAGTTGGTGTCCCATCATAGAAAGTAGAGTAGTTGTTAGACCCCGTATAGTTCAGTGACATGTTTGTCAGTGCCATGGGTTGAAATCTATTCAAGAAAGGATGTGGGTCTCTACCCTTCATGTACTGAAGTTGAAATACGAATGGTGCTTTGATGAATATTCCTTGATCACCTCTTGAAGGGACCATAGAGTATTTCAAAAGTCTTATAATCTGCCTCACTTCTTCACCCTCCTCTCTATTTCTTGGAAAGAACTCAAAGGTAAATGGGAATACTCTAAGGTTGACACCGTTGAAGAGCAGTTCTAAGTTTGGGTTGAAGACCTGACCTGTTGCTCTCGCAACGATTGAACTTCCACTAACATTTCCACCAAGAGCACCAACTGCTTGACCAGATATTGCAGCGATAAGTGCGTTTTGAATATTTGGATCATTTGCTGCTGAACCGATAGATGCACCCAACTGTGTGACAATATCTTTAGCAGCTTGACCTGCATTATCTATGCCTCTTCCGCCTTCTCTGATAATTGTAGATGTTGCTGCCAATCCATATGCTTCAATTGGATTTAACTTACCATCAGTCCAATCAATCGCACTAATATCAGAAAGTTGCTGCGGAATAGGCAGAACAATCATGTGCTTGGGATCTTTTAAATTTTTTCTATTCGCATTACTTCCCGTTGCTTCAGATATTGCTTTGAATCCACTTTTGTTTATATTATATTTGGATGTTACTTTTTTTGTCTTCTCATCAACAGTGATATCCCCAACAATGCCATCTAATAAACTGGATCCTCCAAAAGGTGCTCGGTAATCTGCTATATTAATTTTAAGATAATCCATATCGCTATTATCCATGCGATCTTTTGGATATCTTAAATGCTTATTGCCACCAGTGAATCTGCTTATTTTACCATTAGTTGCCTTACCTGTGCCACCACCATTCTGGGCTTCAGTGGGATCATCAGGTTTAGACCCTGGATTTTTCCAACTTTTTGGATCACCAGTGGTGGGTTTATCAGATAATTGTCCGTATTCGCTATTTTGACCTGAAGGTAAAGGCATATTAGTTATTTGTCAGATAGTAAGCGGTTGGAAGTCTCAAGGCATCACTTACTTCCGAGGGATAAATTTCGTAAAGACTACTCGCGATTTCTGGATAAGTGTATTTTCTCATCATCCTCCAGTGTAAACTAAAAGCGGTGAAACCTTCAAGTCCTACACTGGATACAAGCACCAACGGATGCTGATCATAACGAATACCAGGAGTCTTTGCGTTATATATGTATGTGTAGTATTTATCAGGTTGAGGCATACCTTCAACAGGGTCTAATGCGGTGATAAGTGCCTGCATTATATCAGTAGGATGCATTCTTCTATTTCTTCTACCTAAACTGTCAACAACTCCACGAATCCTGTTGACATTTTCATCGGTATCTGTCGGTCTGTCCTCCTCTTCACGGATGTCCTTCCTGACACCATCATCGTAAACATTGGAACCTACTTCAATATCTGGATCATTACTGGAAGTTACTTCACCAGTCTCATAGACGTAGAAATACTTTTTACCAAGTCGTCCACCAGATTTGATGTTCCTTGCCATTACTTGATACCTAGTTCTTTTTCAGTAAATACTTTAAAGATATATCCTCTGTCTTTACACCATTCTGATGCTGCTTCCCATTTTGCTTGATTCTTGGCATATTCATATGCCTCACGAAGATATCCTTTTGTTTGCTTTTTAGGTTTTGATGGTGGAGAACACTGCCTCTTGGGTTTGATTTCAACAATCATCTTTTTGATTCTACCCGTGGATTCTTTTACTTTGATGTAAAAGTCTGGGAAGTAACGATGTACTCTACCATCAACAGGTGATCTGTAGGGCATGACTATTTCTTCACTGCCCCACTCAAGAATATTTTCATTCAAATCACAGTAAACCATAAACTTTCGTTCCCATAAGGAACGATATACGATGTTTGTGGGGTCTCCCTTATACTTTCTAGGATACGACGGTGAATATTTACCCTTATATGCCATCTAAATAATAATAACAGAATCATATTAGGTATTTAGAGTGGTAAGACCTCGCAGAATATCAGACTTTAAACCAACCTTCACCAATCTCGCACAGACTTCTCACTATCAGGTATTCTTTGCTGGTTTACCTGTCATGTTGAGACAGCATCTTAGAGTAAGAGGTCTCAATAGTAGATTTATTACAGAGACTGCTGGATTACTTTGTAATAGTGCGGTTCTTCCAGGAAGTAGACTTGCTACGGCAGATATTGTTGGTAATCATCATGGTGTCATCGAAAAAATGGCACACTCAAGATTATTCACACAGATTCAACTTGAATTCTATGTTGATAATGAATACAAGACATTGAAGTTCCTTGAGCACTGGATGGAGTTCATTGCTAATGGTTCAACTTCTAGGTCAAACCGCCAATCAAATAAAGATTATTATGTAAGAATGGAATATCCCCACACTTATAAGTGTGATGAAACGAAGATTATAAAATTTGACAGAGACTATAAAGAGGAGTTAGAATATAAATTTATTGGTCTGTTTCCGATAGATTTGACATCTACTCAGGTCAAGTATGAACAGTCTCAAGTATTGAAGGCAACTGCTACATTTAGTTTTGACAGGTATCTTATGGGTAAATATGATAGTTTCTCTGTAGCGAGAGGTAGATCTGGTAATAGAGATCCACAACTTGTTCCTCAGGACGCTACTCAAGCAGAATTTGAAGCAGCCCTTGAGAGAGATGCAACTACTCCTATACCAGGAACTACCAGAGAGGGATTGAGTGGTGCTGGAACCACTAGAGAATTTCTTCTGGATATAAACGGTAATATAGGGTAATAAATAAAAATACTGAATAACATATCATGCCTTTACCAAAGATTTCTACTCCAACATATGAGTTGGTATTGCCTTCGTCTGGAAAGAAGATTAAATACAGACCCTTCCTAGTTCGTGAAGAGAAGGTTCTTATCATCGCTATGGAGAGTGAGGATGAGGTTCAAATTGCCAACGCGGTAAAAGATGTCATCAAAAACTGTATCATCACCCGTGGTGTGAAGGTTGATGATTTTGCAACGTTTGATATTGAGTATGTCTTTCTTAATATCAGGGGTAAGTCTGTTGGTGAGGATGTTGAAGTTCTTGTTACTTGCCCCGATGATGGTGAGACACAAGTTCCTACTGTGATTAATCTTGATGATATCAAAGTTCATACGGACAAAGATCACAAGAAAGACATTGTTCTTGATGCTGATTTAACTCTCAGAATGAAGTATCCTTCCATGAGCGAATTTGTTAAGAGCAATTTCAGTGGAGAGGAAATCACTGTTGAAGGAACTTTTGATTTGATTGCTTCTTGTGTTGAGCAGGTCTTTAATGAGGAAGAGTCTTGGTCTGCATCTGACTGCACCAAAAAAGAAATGACTGAGTTTCTTGAGCAGTTAAGTTCTAAACAATTCAAAGAGATTGAAAAGTTCTTTGAAACGATGCCCAAGTTGTCTCATACAGTCAAGGTTAAAAATCCTAACACTGGTGTTGATAATGAAATCCTTCTGGAGGGACTAAACGCTTTTTTCGCGTGAGTATGGCTCATGAAGACCTTGAGTCATACTTCAAAACAAATTTTGCCTTGATTCAGCATCATAAATACTCATTAACAGAGATTGAAAACATGATACCGTGGGAGAGAGAAGTCTATCTCACATTCTTACAACAATATATTGAAGAAGAAAATCTCAAAGCACAACAATCTGGACTAAATGGCTGAGTTATCATCGCCAATACTAGGAATGCAAGTTAGGAGGAATGTAATTCCTGCTAACGCTATAATGGGGCGTCCAGCACAACAGGCACCAGGACCTGATCCTCAGACTGCATTAGCGTTAAGAAGAAATCAAATAGCATTAGATAATGTTAATAGAAGTATTGGTGGGGTTACGGGTCAGATTGCTGTTCTGAGTAATTCTTTAAGAACAATATCAACTCAGATTCAACAATCAAGTGCGCTTGAGGCAGCAAAACAAGCAGAAGAAAATAAACAGCAAAGAATATTAGCGGAGCAGAGATTAAGAGAGGGGAAGGAAGGACTGTTAGAGAGAAAGATACAGACTGCACTCACTAAACCGCTGCAGAAAGTTGGTGGTGCCGCTCAAAAATCTTTATTCAATTTAGGTAGATTTTTTAACATATTACTACTTGGAACTTTAGGAAATCGTATTCTGAGAGTTGTTACTGATTTATCTGGTGAAGGAAAATTAAGTCTTGGTAACTTATTTAATAGAATTAAGAAAGACCTTGCGATTGTAACTGCAATATTTGTAGGTGTAAATGGTGGATTCGTATTATTATTAAGGACTTTAGGATCACTTACCGCACGATTAAGTGGATTTGCAGTAAATAATTTACTATTAAGACCAATAAGACTTGCATTTAGTATAGCGGGTGGAGTCTTGGCTGGCATAGCAAATCAAATAAGGAATTTGCCGCCGACTACTGCACCTCCTGCTGGTCAACAACCACCAAAAGGACAACAACAGAAACAACCAACAAACCAAAATCAACAAACAAAACCTACTGGTGGCATCGGAGCAGGTCTTAGAGGGGTGTTCAAAAAATTGGCTGGTGGTACAGCTAGTGCTGCACTTGTTAATATGTTCCTGGGTGGAAATGTCCAAGAATCAGTTACTGGTGCATTAGGATTTGGTGGCACATTAGCACTTGGAGGTGCTATGGGTCTAGGCGGAATTCCTCTTGCAGCACTTGCAGTTGGTGGTAGTTTGCTCGTACCAGGTATGTTCCAAAGAGCAGGTATTAACTTGCCCTATGGAGATAAGACTTTGACTGATTTGGGTATTCCTGATTTACCTACTTTGATTAGTGGAATGACAAAAAGTGAAACTCAACTACAACAGGAGCAAAGTAAAGCGAATACTATTGTAATTAATAATACTGGTGGTGGAGGAAGTCAACCACAGGAAGTTCCAAGTTCTGGAGGATCTGGAACTGCAAATAGTCTTATTAATGTTCCTAGTGGAAATATGGATAATCCTTACATGTTAAATTCTCTCATCCAATATAATATCGGAGGGGTTGGTCTCTGATGGCATTCGCATATCAATCGGGAAGAAGTTTATCTGGAATAAGAGATTCCCTATCAAAACTTAATGAATCTGTTTTTTCTACAAGAAAATCTGCAGATAGTATTTCCAAATCTTTAAAACGAAGTAATTTAATAAAAAGGAGATCAATTACTGATAGTTCAAAGTTCTTCCAGATGAGAAGAGAATCTGTTAGAAGAAAAGAAAGAGAAGATCTTGTGGAGGCATCAACTTCTACAGGAGTATTCAGAAGAACTTCACAGGGTGCTTTAAAAAGCACAAAAGGATTCTTTGGAAGAATCATGGATTATCTTGGTAATATTTTGATTGGTTGGGCAGTTGTCAATCTTCCAAGAATTATAAATTTGGCAGACGGATTGTCTAAGAGACTTCAAAAATACTTTGGAGTCATAAGTGGATTCTTTAATAGTAGCATACAACTATTCACCGATTTTAGTTCTGGAATTGGTGACATATTCAATAGCATCGTAAATTTGAATTTTACAGCATTTCAAACAGCAATCAATGATTCTTTGGGTAAAATGAATACTTCATTCCAAAGAATGTTGCTGAGCACGGAGCAAGGACTTAACATGCTCCTTGAAGATGGTGAGGGTCTTTTAGAAAGAGCTGGATTTGATGTTAGTGAATTAAGTGCCATAAATCTTTTTGGTCAAGAGAAACCTGTAGAACCAACGACCGACACTAACACCTATCCATTAGATTCACAAGGTAATCCGATTACTCCAACGGCTAATGTTTCGGAACAATTGATTAATATGGTTCCAACAGCAAACTTGATGGAACCTAACGTTGGTAGTGGTCCAGTGGGTATGACCACAAAATATGGATTCTCCCAGTTCCATGGTAGGCATCATGCGGGAATTGATATTGGCACTTCTGGTCAGAAAGGATTCCATGTCGCTTTTGATGTCACAGGAACCGTTGTATTTGTTGGTAATTTGTCTGGGTATGGTAAAACAGTTATCATCAATTCTGGTGCTTTAGATTTCGTCTTTGCTCACTTGGCAAATTTTGATGTAAGTAGAGGTGAAAAATATACTGGACAGATTATTGGTGAAATCGGTAATACTGGAAGAGGAACGGGAATTCATCTGCAGTTTGAGGTTAGAACAAAAGGTGGTGCTGCTGGTAGTGATGTAGATCCTATGCCTCATGTTGGTAAATTGAGAATTGGTAAAGTAAATCCAAATCCCCCTCAAATTAATACTACCTCTACAACACCAAACTTGACTATACCTCAATCAGAGGAAAATGAACCTGAAGGTAATCAATTTGATCCATCAGGAATTCCTATGCTGGAAAATATCTTCAGAAATTTTCAAGGACCTGGTAATCAAAGTAGGATTGAGACTATAAATGAACGTCCAACAGAAAGGATAGCATCCAGCAATATTATTATTAATAATGCTTCTGGAGGTTCACAACCAACTCAACCCATGAATGATGAAGGATCTACAGGTTCAATTTCATTTAATACCGCTAGTGTAAATAGTGTTAGTGGAGCGGCAAAACTTTTTGATATGCAACAACTTACTAGATTAGGATAATGTCGGGAAAAGCACAAGATTCGGCTTCATATGAGGTCTTCACAATTGAATCATCATTTGATCCGAATAAAACGGTTGATATTCGTTTGGGTGTAATTAGTTTCAATTACTTTGAAGATTTATTCTCTCCTACCATAACCGCAAAACTTGTTGTAGTGGATGGTGGTAATGTTGTCGTATCAAAAGATAGTAAGGACGGTAAAAAAGAATCTTTATATAGTGGTCTTCCTTTGAGGGGTGGTGAAAGGATTGGAATAAAAATTAAACCCTTTGGCGCTCCTAGAGGTTCTAATTCAAATCCTGCACTTGACTTTAATAGTGGGACTACATTCTTCTATGTGTCAAAAATATCTTCTGTAATGAAGCAAGGTCAAAGGGAAGTAATTGTCCTTGACTTGACATCCAGAGAATCTATCACAAATGAAGTTGTAAGAGTCTTTAAAAAATATCCAAGGGATCTTACTATTGATCTTTCTGTCAAAAAAATTGTAGAAGAAAAACTTTCATCCGAATTGGTTGAATCTGATCAGACATCAAATCAATATGGTTTCATGGGGAACATGAAAAAACCATTCAATATTTTAGTTTGGTTAGCATCAAAAGCAGTAGATGATAATAATGAGGCAGGATTTTTCTTCTATCAAACACAATCTGGATTTAAATTTAGATCAGTCTCAAAGTTAATTGAAGAGGGTAAATCGCAACCAAAATCCGAGTACACTTTTAGAACCAATGCTGACCCACTTTCTTATACAGACGACATAATATTATCATATACTATTTCTCTCAATCATGATTTGATATCAAAACTAAAAAGGGGAATGTATTCTTCATTCTTTGCCGAGTTTGACCCTTCTACAGGAAACTTCTCTGGTGTAGAGCAAGGAAAGTATAGTATTCAAGAAAAACAACCTAGAACTAAACTTGGTGAAGATTTTGAAATTCCACAAATTTTAGGAGCACCAGAACTTACAGACTTACCTAGTAGAATAGTTTCTATGGTCGGTGATGTCGGAACTTTAGAAAAAGTTGCTTATGTTCCTCAAAATGGTTCAAATTTACCTGCCAAAAATGCAAGTGGGTTTGATAATCAGCGTCAGTCTATCATGAGATATAATTTGTTATTCATGCAGACTTTGAATATTCAGGTGCCTTGTAATACAAACTTAGAAGTCGGTCATGTAATTAAGTGCAACTTCCCCAAAACATCATCTGAAAGTAAGGAGAATGACCCTGAGTTGAGCGGTCTATATATGATTAAAGAGTTGTGTCATCATTTTAATGTTGAACAATCAATCACATCTATGAAGTTAATTAGAGATACACACGGAATACCTAAAACCTAATGGACGACTTTTCTTTCAACACTAATTTTTTAGGCAGGGATGGTTTTACCTGGTGGATAGGTCAAATCGCACCATATGCTGCCACAGAAACTCAAGACGGTGAGAACGGTTGGGGATGTAGATATAAGGTCCGTATTATGGGTTATCATCCATATACTGATCAACTTGCAGACGAAGATCTTCCATGGGCGATAGTAATGCGTCCACCTGGAACTGGAACTGGTTCTGGTGGTATGTCCAAAACCATTCATTACAATCAAGGTGATACTGTAATAGGTTTCTTCCTTGATGGTGATAATGCTCAGCAACCTATAATTATGGGTGCTCTGGGTAATTCTAAATATGCGGCAAAAAATGGTGAAGTTGTTCCCTTCGGAAATTTCACTGGATATAATAAGGTCATGGAACCACCTTCGGCAAAGGTGAGAACGCAATCAGAATCGTCAGATATTCAAGAACAACCATCTCCACAAACAAATACTCCAGAAAGGACTGTAAACTCTGATAATCCTGCAAGAATTTCATCTGCTGATGGTATTACAATTACAAACCCTTGTGGTGGTAATGATAGTCCAAAAGACGCAAAGGGAAGTCAACAACTTACTGACATAAAAAATGCTGTTGAGCAGTTTAGTGATTCTGTAAAAAGAATAAAGGCAGACTTTGATGAAGGTTCTGAATTTGTAAAAGACTGGATTAAGCAAGAAATTAAAGTTAGAAAAGAACAAATAGTTGGTCTATCATCTGGTTTTGTTAATGGCATGGTCACTGACTTTGCTGAGCAAGCAATCCCATTAATGAAGCAGGGACTTGAGATGCTTTATCAAAAAGTATTTGGTTTAGTGCTGGCAGCAACCGGATTGTATCCTGTCGCCAGGGCAGCAGGTCTTGCAGCACAGCAGGCAATGGCAATTCCTATCAAATTTTTGCAGGATCAATTGCCTTGTATTGTCAATTCAATTTTAGGTAAGATTGGAAATACTGTAGAAAGTTTGCTTGGATCTATCGTTGACAATGTTGACAATTTTGTTCAGTGTGTTGCTGATCAGACGATTGGAGTTCTCGCTAATGACATTATAGGTCAGGCAGCAGATGGATTGAGTGCTGCCCTTGGTGGTCTTGATAAGATTATGCAGTTTATCAATTCCTTTAGTAGTCCAGGAGCATTTGTTGAGAACTTGATGAGGAACACCATTGGTGGTCTCCTGGGTCTGATTGGTGTTGCTGGTTGTAATGATGAAAAAGAAAAAGATGCTATGGGACCATGTAAAACTATTCTGGGTGTTGGACCAGCATTTAATGAACCAAGTGATTTGAAAGGAATTATTGATAATGCTAATATTGCCAAAGCTGCTACCAATATTGCCAACGTGGTAGGACTTGACTTTGAGGGTGTTCAAGATGTTGCCGAAGGCGTTAAGGGTGTGGTTGGTGCCTTTGATATATTCAATCCAGATTCCAAGAAACCTGGATTTGCTAGTGATATAGGTGGATGTTATACTGGACCACCGCAATTCTGTAAACCTCCCACAATCAACATCTTTGGTGGTGGGGGAGATGGTGCAGTTGCCGCTCCACTTTTCGGATTCCCAGACTTTGGAACGAACACAGCAAGTATTATTGATATTGAAATAACAAATCCTGGAAATGGATACACATATCCACCGTTTGTTCAGGTCGTGGATAGTTGTAATCAAGGATATGGTGCCATCGCCAGGGCAACAGTCAAGGATGGTAAGATAGATAAGATCTACATGTCATCTGTTGGAGAAAATTATCCAGTAGAAGAAGTAGAACCTTTGGTTGTGACCAAGGTTGATGTCATTAATCCAGGTTCTGGATTTACTGACGATGACATTGTATCTGACAACCTTGGAAATCTATACGAAGCAGACATAGTTGGTGGAGCAATCATTCGGGTAACTCCCATAAATACAGTGGATATAACTGAACTACCAAGGATTACTATTACAAGTGTAAGTGGTAGTGGTGCCGTTCTCGTTCCTAAACTTGGAAAGAGACCACCACAGGAAGAAGTAACTCAAGTCATAGATTGTATCGTATAAGATGGCAGAACCAAAAGTATTCACACAATCATTTGCCGAACTCTACGGTCCAAAATTTGGTATTTACGTCAATGACCAGCAAATGGGCATTGATGGAAGACAGGTCTATCAACTTTATGGTGTAACAGACCAGGATCTTAAGTCGTCAATTAGATTTAGTGAGTCTGGTGCTCTTAAAATTCATAGTGATAAGAGCATTGAAATCGCTGCTGGTGAATATAATGAAGATAAAGGCGTTGATATTAACATCCAAGCAAGAAGAGGCAATGTTAATATCAAGGCAGATAGAAACGGTAATGTAACTGTATCTGGTGCCAATATAATTGTCAACGCCGATAAGAATCTTGATTTAGTTGCTGGTAAAAGAATTCGTTTGATATCAAATGATATTCAAATAAGAGCAAACTATCATTCTGTAAGAGCTCTTAGTGGAAATGGAACTCCTCTCTTGGAGCAATTCATCGGTAGAATTTACACAGGAACGCAGATAGGAACTGATTTCTTGGGTGGTGAAGTGGGAATTGATGGTTCATTCATCGGTAATGCTGTTGGTGGTGCCATCGGTGGTCCTGTTGGTGGTTTCGTTGGTGGAGCAATAGGCGGTCTCTTCTAATGTCAGATCAAGTTTTTAATAACGAATCAACATTTACTCAGAAGGCTGAGTTTCTAAAAGACGTATATATTTACGGAACGCTTTACTATGATTTCGTAGGATTCGGAACGGATCTTACTGTAGAAGATATTAATATTACAAAGCAGGCAAATATTGCTGACTTGTATGTTTCAGGTCTTTCAACTTTTGTTGGTGCTTCAGTATTCCAGAACACAGTTTCAGTAGCATCTACTGCGACACTTGCTGATGTAGAGGCAGATAATCTTGATGTAGATAATATTGATGTTGGTATTGCGACTGTTCGCGAGAGATTTGAACTTACTAGTGACTCTGGTTCAAACTATCTTGTAGGATTCTCTTCAGGTCCTCGTGCTGGTAGTGTAGGTATAGGCAGCACACTGCCTGAGAGGGATCTTGATCTCAATGAACTTAGGGTTACTGGCAATATTTTTGACTCTGTTAATAATCAAGGATCCAATGGATTCTACCTTTCTCGTGATGTAAATGGTATCCGTTGGGTCAATGCTGCACCTGATGCTCAGACTGATGGATTCTTTGTTCAAAATGAGGGTGTTTTAGTTGGTGTTGGTTCATTCACCACAATGAACCTTATTGGAACTGATAGTGGTGGAGATATAGTTGAAGCTACTGCTAATGGAACTACTGTTGATATTCGTATCAAAGACCACTGGCAGAAAAACAATTCTGGTATTCATACAACAGTCAATGTAGGTATTAACAAAGTAGCACCAGAGGTTCCTCTAGACGTTGATGGAGTTGCTTTATTCAGATCTAGTATTGGGGTAGTTGGTATTGCAACTTTTAGTGATACTGTAAGGATTGATGCTGCTTTAAGAGTTCATGATAATAATATTACTGGAACAGCAACAACGGCAATCTACGCACACAAAGCTGGAGTCTCCACAGTAGCATTTGCTGCATCGTTTGCATCACTTGCAGGTATATCATCATTTACTAGAAGAGCAGGATTTGCGACTGTTGCTGCTGCTGCCACATTTGCTCAAGTTGCTGGTATATCTACGTTTTCAAGAGTCGCTTTTGCTGCTACGTTTGCTCAAATTGCTGGTGTTGCGACTCGTGCTGATCAGACTGGATTTTCTACGATTGCTGGCATCGCTACCTTTGCTAATCAGTCAGGATTCTCTACAGTATCAGGAACTGCCACCTTCGCTTTAAGAGCAGGTATTGTTACTTTTGCTAGTCAGGCAGGATTTGCTACTGTCGCCGGTATTGCTACCTTTGCAAATCAATCTGGTTTCTCCACCGTTTCGGGTGCTGCCACATTTGCAAGAATTGCTGGATTCTCTACATTTGCTAAACAATCTGGATTTGCTACAGAGGCAGGGTTTTCAACAAACGCTGCTAGAGCGGGAATTTCGTCATTTATTGAGACTGTTCAGACTCTCACAGATCAAGAGTTCTTCATTCCTTTTGTTGAAAACTCTGTATCCACAGGTATTGAAACTGTAAGAATTGATAGTGGAATTAGATATAATCCAGCAAGAGATAACGTTATTGTTGGTGGCGGATTGACAGTTGGTGGTGCCACAACAATTCATAATTCACTTAAAGTTGATGAAAATACTGTACTTGATGGGTCATTAGAACTAAACAATGCTCTGATTGATATTAATGGTAGTGTTGCCACTGGTAAAACTGATTATAGATTATCTTCAGTTGGAACGGGTGTATCATGGAGACCACCTGGTGTTGAGACGACAAATATCTTATATGTCACCAAAGACGGAAATGATTCAAACTCTGGATTACTTGAGGGTGATGCTAAAGCTACAATTGGTGGTGCAGCAGCAGTTGCTCTGGATGGAGACACCATATATGTAAGACCCGGCACATATTTTGAGGACAACCCTATTGGACTTAGAACTGATGTTTCTATCTCTGGTCAGGACTTGAGGCTTGTAACCGTTGTTCCTAACAACCCAGCAGAGGACTTGTTCCATGTCAGACGTGGTTGTCTCATTGAGAACATGAACTTTGCTGGTAACAGTGTAGGCACCGGATACACTGGTGCTATGGTTGCTTTCCCACCATTGACTGCAAATCAGAATAGTGGATATGTTGCCCCAGGACCTGCTAATGAAGGTCCAAGTGGTAGATGGAGATCTCCATATGTCCGGAACTGCACCAACTTTGCTACCGATAGTATTGGTATGAGAGTGGATGGAGACCTTGCTAATGCAGCATTTACTGGGACAAATAATCTTGGACAAGACCTTAAGAGTATGGTTGTTGACTCATATACTCAATACAATCAAAATGGTATTGGTGTATCACTGACCAACAAAGGATATGCTCAGTTGGTTTCTATCTTCACAATCAACTCCAAGATTGCTATCTTTGCTGGTAGTGGTGGTCAGTGCGACCTTACTAACTCCAACTCTTCTTTCGGTATCTTCGGTCTCTTCGCTGATGGTACAAGTGATGATGAATTTACTGGAATTACCACTGGTGCTAAACTAGCAGACGTTGATACCTTCCAAGTATTCGGTGTTCGTGACGAAGATGCTGCTGTCAGAAAACCATTTGACGGTCAAGGTGCTTTCTTCAAGATAAACCTTGATGATTATTCTGATACTGGAACAAAGACTGGTATTGTTACTGAACCTCTTAGAGTAATCAGAAGTATTAAAATCACAAATGGTGGATCTGGATATAGTCAGTCGGCACCACCAGCAGTTACTGTATCCGAACCATTTGGTCCAGAGGGGATTTTAGCGGAACTATCTGCTAATGTTAGTGCTGCTGGAACTGTAAGCTCTGTTGATATTGTTGCTAGTGGTAGAAACTTCTTACCTGCTGGTAATGGAAATAATCAGCAGAACATCACACTTACATTCTCCGGCACTGGTGGTGCAGCAGCAGAGGCAGTCACTGACCCAATTTTATTCACTGTTGATAGGGCGACTGAACCTACTACCAATACTGGATTATCCACCGTTACCTTCAATGAATTCGTACCTTATTCTGTAGGAACTGGTGTAAGTATGAGTTTCCGTCGCCTCAGTCGTATCATCACCAGTTCGCACTCCTTTGAATACGTCGGTGCGGGTACGGACATAAATAGAGCAAACCCCTTCCAGGGTGGAGAACCTATTCCTGATAATGAAATTGTCGCTATCAATGGTGGACAAATTCCATTCACAAGCACCGATCAAAAAGGTAACTTTAGAATCGGTCAGGGATTGGTCATTGACCAAACAACCTCAACAATTTCTGGAAGAGATTTCAACAGAGCGATACAAGCAAACCTTACACCATTGATATTGGCACTGGGAGGATAATAACATAAGATGGCAGTCGCACCAGTCAATAAGTTTCTTACGCTTGCTGTCCCTGTCGCACCAGGGGAGCAAAAACTTTATGAAGTTCCTACAGGAACGTCTGCGATTTTGCTGTACGCACAAGTTGCTAATGTTGGAGTCGGAACTTATCCAACAGCAACTTTAATTCACAGAAGAGAATCAAGAAGTACGGGTAATCAAAGAGATATTAGAGTAATCAAAGATATTGAGATTCCACCTAATGATGCTGCAATCTTGATTGATGGTAGATTGGTATTAGAGAAGACTGCTACCACGCTTGATAGATTATACATAACTGCAAACCAGACTGGTATAGGCACAGTCTATGATGTAAAATATCACGAACCTGCTGGTGTGGCAACTGTCACAACCATGGACCCACATGGGTTTGAAGCTGGAGATCAAGTTACTCTTGCTGGTCTTGCCTTCACTTGTCTTGGAAGTACAGGTATTACGACAACGATATTTCCAGATCCTCAACAATCATACACTGTTGATAGCATTACTGACGCTGTAGGAACTTCAAGAACCTTTACTACATTCGTTGGTGGTTCTCTTGGATACGTTCACATATTCAATCCTGCCATTCACTACTTTGTGCGTTCCAAGGCAGAGTCCATCACAGATAATAACGGCACAAAATATACACCAACCACAGCATCGTATAGTGGAAAGACCGGCAATTTAGTTCTTACTATGCCTTCTCATGGTCTTACAACTTCTAATACTGTAAGTATTGCCACTTCTTCTTTAGTATTCACTTGTACTCAAGATAATAATTCTTCTGAGCACGCATATCCAAGACCTACAGATCCAGTTGCAGGTATTCAAACTGCTATTTCTGCTGTGACTACAAATACTATTACAGTTTATGTTGGAGTTTCAACTGCTGGTGGATTAGTCGCACCACTCCAGATGGAATTCCTGGCAAGTATTCTTGAAAATACCACGGCGTAATAAAATATGGCAGACGCAAGAAAACCGACGCAGCGATATCTCAGTGGTAGAGTCAAGATTGTTAATAATGCAGGTCTGCATACTGACCGACACCTTTATGTGTCTCCAGGTGAGGTTGAACCAAATCTAGGATATCCTGGAGAAAAAAGTGTTCCTCTATCAAATACTTACTATCAACTGATTACCATTCCTAATGGTGATACTTACGATAGATATTGGCAGCAACAACCTGGATTACAACCAGGTGGTATCAGTGTTTTTGATGAAAGTACTCTAATTGGTGTTGCCAATAGTATATCAAAACTTAATTTTGTTGGTGCTGGTGTTACTGCTACTGCTAGTGGCACTATTTCTACAATCACAATTGATGCTTCAAGTGCTAGAGTAAAAGTATCTGAAAACCCACCAACAAGTCCATCACCTGTAAATGGTGATTTGTGGTGGGATAGTGATCTTGGTGAGCTTTATATTTACTATGTGGACGCTGATAGTGCTCAGTGGGTAGAAACTTCTGGTGGTAGTGAGACAGTAACCATATCTGATGACGCTCCTTCAAGTCCAAATGGTGGTGATTTATGGTGGGAAAGTGACACAGGTCGTCTCAAAATATATTATAATGACGGTGATAGTGCTCAATGGGTTGATGCCAATGCAGGTCTTTTAGATGAAATTTCAAGTGGAGGTAAATTTGTATCCACAAATGCTGGTATTCATACATTATCTAATGTTGGTATTGGAACTACAAATCCGCTTGGTATTGTTAACTCATCAAATACCACTGTTCTCTCTGCGGGTATTGTTACTGCTAATTTTTATTATGGTGATGGTTCTAATTTAAGTAATCTTCCTACAAATACGGGTCCTCAAGGTTCTCAGGGCGTTCAAGGTGCCACTGGACTTCAAGGTAATCAAGGAGTTCAAGGTGCCACTGGTGCTACAGGTCCTCAAGGTGTCCAGGGTGCTCAAGGTGATACTGGTCCTACCGGTCCAACAGGTCCTCAGGGTGTTCAGGGTGCTCAAGGTGCCCAAGGCGTTCAGGGTGCCACTGGTGCTGGAAATCCCGGTCCTCAAGGATTCCAAGGTGTTCAAGGAGCACAAGGTCATCAGGGTGTCCAAGGTGCTCAAGGTGTTCAAGGTGCTGGTGGTCCTGGAGGATCTTCGGGACCTCAAGGATTTCAAGGGGTTCAGGGTGCTACAGGAGTTCAAGGTGCTCAGGGACGCCAAGGTGCTGTCGGACCTCAAGGACTCCAAGGGGTTCAGGGTTCTCAAGGACATCAGGGTGTTCAAGGTGCTCAAGGTCAATCTGGTGTATTAGGTCCTGGTGGTCCTCAAGGCGCTCAAGGTGCTGATGGAAACTTTGGTGGCGCAACTTTTGATTATACTTTTGATACATCAACAGCAGATGCGGATCCTGGTCAAGGAAACTTGAGGTTTAACAACGCAGACTTATCATCTGCGACAACTATGTTTATTGATGATGAGGATGATGGTGGCAATGATATTCAAGCATTCTTAAGAACGATTGATGATAGTACTTCAACAATTAAAGGTCATGTCAGAGTATCAAATAAACTAAATGCAAATGACTTTACTATTTTCACGATCAGTGGAACAAACACAGAAGCAACTGGTTATCATAAGGTAACCGTCTCATATCTTTCCGGTGCCACATCATTTAGTAACGATGAAGATATAATTGTCACCTTTGCCAGAACTGGTACAAAGGGAGACACTGGAGCACAAGGTGTCCAAGGTGCTCAAGGTCGTCAAGGTGCTGTAGGACCTCAGGGTGTACAAGGTGCTCAAGGTGATGATGGTAACGATTCATCTGTAGCTGGTCCCCAAGGTGTACAAGGTGCTCAAGGTTTCCAGGGTGTAGAAGGTGCTAAAGGTGTTCAAGGTGCTGGTGGTGGTGATTCAGGTGTAGCAGGTCCCCAAGGTGTACAAGGTGCTCAAGGTCGTCAAGGTGCTGTAGGACCTCAGGGTGTT